GATCATTAGAAAGGTCTTCATGTAAGACTTTTAACTTACCGAAGACCTTATCTTTCATTTCCACTTTTTTCATATCACATGTATTTACATATAAATATGTTGTACATGTGAAATGATTTAGTTAATTGTATGTTTTTCTGTGTTTTCTTCTCTAGTTTAAAACGAATCCACAGAACACGCTCCCCCGGCACACGCGGCTTCACCACTTAAGTTTGTATTGTCATCCAATTCAATTACTTTAGTTAAATCAACATCTTTTAAACTGTTTAATAAAGATTCGTATTTTTCTTTTGTACAATCTTCAAAAGGTGCTTGTATATAAGATCCACCGTCATAAGGTAATACTGAAAGTCCGTTATAAAAATCTTTATTATCCCACATCCAAGTACCCACTAAATCCCATTCATTTTCTTTGATTGAAATTGTTGCTGATACGTTATGTGTATTTGAACCACCTCTATGTCCAGCTTTAACCCACTCTTGTGAAACTTTTTTAACTCTTTCTAAAAGTTGGAATACTGATTCTGTTCTCATAATAGCTCCTTCTGGTGCTTTTTGTGGAATAGAAATTACTGCTGTGTCATGTGGCCTAAAATATTCATCCTCAACTAATTCAGGGTGATAAATTGAAAGGTATGTGTAAATAGCTTCGTTTTTACCAACACGAATTCTACGAACATAATAATCATTGTGCCAAGCGTGAATACCTGAAGAAGTACCTAATACTAAAGAAGAAGTACCTGAAGGTTTAACTGTAGATGTTCTTGCTGCTTTGTTAATACCTAATAAACCAGCTACTCTTTCGTTTTCTTCTTTAACTGCTTTAGCCGCTTTCTTCATGTCATAACCTAATACAACACCAGACCCAATACCAGTCATTCCTACACCAATTAAGGCATCTTTTTCTGTTGTACGTTTCCATACATCACGAAGATAATGGAAGTCTGTGTAACCAGCCTGAAGAGTCCCAATGAACGCTGCTGCTTTAACTCTTTGTTCAAAATCTTCTTGTGATTGAATATCTGAACCATTAACTTCACATAAGTTACAGAATTGGTATGGTCTTAACGCGATTTCACAACAAGGGTTAGTTCCCCAATCTTTATCGTTTGATAAGTAAATACCTGGCTCACCAGCCCCACTTAATTCAATACGTTTCCAAAGGTCTAAAAAATAATCTTTTGTAATTTTATGTCTCATTAATACCGCTGAGTTATTGGCTCTACCTCTTTGTGGATTAGTTTCCCACCAGTTACCTGATTTACAAGAAATCATTTCATCATCGTCAGCTGAAAATAATGAGATTAATGCTGCTCTACGAATACCGCCGGCTAATACCGCGTCAGCGATAAAACAAATAATATCATGAACTTCTATTGGGGATAATTTATCACCGTCCTGTTTGTTATCTAAAACTTTTTTAATGTTATGTAAACAATCCTTCAACGGTTGAGGTCCTGGTGCTTTACCACCTGAAGTTACTAATCTAGCTCCTTTAGCTCTAATATCAGAAAAATCAAAAACAGGTGTAGAGGCTTTTTCACCGAAATAAGATTCCATTAGAATTTTAATTGAGTCAGCCCAACCTTCGATTGAATCACTTATTAAGTATCTTCTTGTTCTATTTGAACTTGGTTTTTTAATTTCAGATAATTTATCCACATGATGTTTTTGAACTGAATACCCAACACCTGTACCACCTAACAATAAAAACATTGTTTCAGAAAAAGAATCTGTATGGTCAATTGGCATGTATGCACAATTATAAACTCTGTTTGGTGAAATTTCGATTGGTTTACCTCCGAACTGTAAACTTCTCATAGAAGGAAGTACTTTCTTATCGTATACCATTTTATAAACTTCTTCTATTTCCTCTTTCATAAAAGGATATTTTTTTTGGTGCATCTCTTTGTTTCTAGTCACCAATTCTTCCCAAGTCTCTCTTCGATTTAATTCGGGGATATATTTTGCGTACTTCATATAGACAGTGATGTCCGAAAGTAATTTACTTGACAGTTCCATATTTTTATTTTTTAAATTTTAATTATTTTTTTTGTAACTCTTTTGCTCTTTGTATTCTATCACGAGTGTGATTTTCTCTTTTTTCTTCTTGACCTTTTTCATAACCTAAGAATGTTTGTGAGGTTTCTGTGTCAATATGTACCTTACCATTATCGAAAGTACAATCTTCAAATATTACCCCATCACGTCCAAAACGTGATTTTAAAACAGCTATAGTAGCTCTTCCAGATTCTTTTTGTGGTAGGGTTCTCGCTACAGACATAATAAAATGTCCTATTTGAGCTTTCTTAATGGAACCACCCATTTGGTCACCTGTAACAACATCAGCACTAATTGAACTTCTATTTCCTTGAACGGCTGTCCATCCAACTAAACCAAATTCACTTAACATTGATTCAAAACCTCTCATAACATTTCCTTCACCTGACCATTCATCACTGTATTGTTTTACTGATTCAACACAGTCAATATAGTCTAAAAGAATTATATCTGGTTTAAATCCTGTAGAAATTTCGTGTCTAACAAACGATTTTATTGTTTGCATTGTAACCCCTTCTGATGTAAACTTTCTAATTCTAAGGTCGTTAGTCCTGTTTGAGGTAACTTCTTTATGTTTAGCTAAGACTTCTTCTTTTCTTTCTGCTAAATCATTTAAATCAATTCCTGACCAACAAGCCAAATGTTTTCTTTTAATAACATCAGGCATATCCTCAAAAACAATTTGTAAAACATTATAACCACTATTATAAGCTGTATTAGCCATCTTAGTTAATATTGTTGTTTTACCAACACCATACGGTGCTAATACAACTCCAAGTTCACCTCGTGATAAACCCCCATCGGTTAATTCATCTATACCATTTATTCCTGTTGGAATTGGGTGTCTAAAGTCTTTTTCTAATACTGCTTCAATATTTTCGGTTATTGAAGTTCCTTCGTCTTTTTCAGAACCTATTGAAAGAGCTTCTCTTAAAATTTCAGCACAAGTTTCGTAGTTATCAAACTCACCATTGTCAACAATTTTAGTAATTTTTTCGTTGGCTTTTTTTAGTTCTTGTTGTCTACAAAAATTTAATGCTTTCTTTTGAACAAACTCCCAATCAGGTACGGCCATTTCACGAATTTCTTTTAACATTTCAAAGACATAATCTTGTGTAACCTTATCTTTAATCTCCATCTTAAAAATAGTTTCCAAAGTGTCCATAGCAGGAATCTTTTCGTATTTCTCATAGTAGTCCTTTATTTGGGCTACTATGAGACGAAAATATTCATTTTCAAAGTACTTTGCGTGTACAATGTCTATGATTCTATCTGAAAATTTTTTATTAGCTGGATGTAAAAGTTGATTGATTAACTCTGTTTGAAACTTGTAACCTAAATACCCTAATGTAACATTTTTACCCATCTTTTTAGTTTGTATACTCATAAATAGTAATTAGAATTTTGTTGTTGCGTATTCCACATTGAATTTTTCTTGTCCTAAAATATCTTGTATTTGGTTTATAATTTTAGGAATTAATTCACGAATATCAACACTATATCTAACTCTTTGTGGATAAACATTTCCAGTGAATTTTTTAGCCGCTACAACTCTTTCATCTATTCTGATTTCAAAATCAAAGATATCTTCTTTGTCATAGATTGGTGTTCTATTTATTTGTTCTTCGGTTTGTTTTTCATAAGGATTGTATTGACCCCACAAGAACTCAAAAGACTTATCTTTTAATTGTTTTTGTACTATATCAACACAATCATTAACACAGTCTAACATCTCTCTTGAGTTAACTGATTTTGGATTAAAATTTTTCATAGAAAAATATCTTTGGCAGATAATATTTCCGTTTATACGTAAGACGAATTCGAATTTCTTCATAATTTTGAATTTTTAAAGTTATTTTTTTCTTTTTTACTTAATTTAATAAATGGGTCTAAAAAATTTACATACCCATTTTCTCCGCCAGGGATAGCGTACATAACACCATCCTCAAACATCATTTTTAAAACATTTTTATAATCTCTACCTTCAGGATTTAAAGGTAAGTTTATAAGATTCATTACTTCTTCTTTGGCTTCATCCGTTAAAAGAGGTTGGTGTAAATCAATAATAATTTTGTTTATCTCATAAACATTACCTTTGTGACATCCCTTTGTTTTACCTTCTATTATTGAATCAAATACTTTTAAATTTTTTCCTTCCTTCAGTATTTTAGTTTTTTCTAAAATCTCTTCTAAAGTTACCTTCCTTTCTTTTATTTCAGGAAAATGTGTTAAGAGAGTTGTTTCAGATACACCTTCTATACCTTTGATATTATCACTAGTACATCCTTCAATAATCTTAACTAAACCAGCATTTTCGTAATAATGTTGGAAGAACCAACTGTAATTACCAATACCCACTAAAACTTTTTTGTCAGCCAAAAATAAACTAACTTCAGTTGTTATTAACTGACATAAGTCTCTATCATTTGTATAAATGATAACTTCTTCATTTTTGGATTTGTTAAGGGAATAATATGAAAGTAAATCATCTGATTCACAATCAGGATGTTCATACTGACGTAGGAACAAATCTTCAGCGTAAGCTTTAACTCTTAATTTTTGAGTTTCATAGCTTTCATCAATAAATCTTGGTCGATTGTTTTTGTATTCTGGGTAGTAGTCAAGTCTTAAATACCCACCTCTTTCACCATCCCACATGATAATAACCTTATCAATAGATAATTCTACTATATGTTTTCTAAGTGTTGAGTAGAATTGGAATATTCCACCTATGTGTCTTTCCTTATAAAAAACGTTCTTTGCTCCGCTATATGAGCGTTTCATTAATACGTTTCCGTCAATAAGAAGTGTTTTGGTTTTTTCTTTTTTCTTAACTACTTTGAGACCCATTCCCTGTGAAATTAAAGGGTTGAACAATATTTTTTTTTTCTTCTTCTTGGTATTCTAAGACCCCTACTTCAACTAAAAAAGCTAACCATTCAGCACTTAATTCTTCGTGTGGTTGTAAGTATCTTTCAACACCTTGTTGTATAAGGTAGAAACAACTCATTTGCCCACCATCAACTGTTAAAGCCTCTGTGTTTAATTCTTTTAGTTTGTTGTAGTTAATTTTCATTATTCAAGTCCTTCTAGTTCTATGTCAGTTTTGGAGTCTTCTAATTGGAAGTCTTCTCCCTCTTTTATGTCTAAACCATTTTTAATAAATGTGTCAGCCCAATAGTTAGAGTATTCTATTTTATATTTTTCTTCAGCCTCTTTTGAGTCTTCGATGAAACCGTGTGGTGTTACAATAACTTTACCATCTTCATATCCAATACCATTAACATGGTTTTTAAGGATAGATATTTTGGTTCTAGCAGCGAATTTAATCTTTCTACCGTTTTTAGTTGCCATAATTTTATTAGTTCCAGCTCCTTTTTGGTTACCATATAAGAAAATCAAAGTACTGTTAAGGTAAATTGCCTCACCACCTTTCATTTTAATTTTTGGTTGTCCCATTGGAGAGTCAGGTAATTCTACCCAAGGTTGGTTAACAAACACAATAGTATTTGTATACTTGTTAGGTTTACCGTCAGACAAAGTTTCTTTTCTTGATGAAGTAATTCTACCATTTAAACCCATCCCAATTTTGTCGGCTAATACAGACGCGTTATGCATCTTACCACCTTTACCATCGAAAGTCATTTTACATGGAATTGAACCTACTGAATCCCAAAAGAACACTATATCATAAGGAATTTCACCTTTTGCTTGTGCATCCAATACTTGATTGATGTAATCTGTGATTTGTTCAATATAATCAAAATCATCACGGAAAAGATAAAATCCATCCCATTCTCCTGGACTTAGTTCTTTTGTATCTAAACCCATTAACTGAGCGTGACCAAAACTCCACTTCTTTTCTGTAATAACAAATACAGGTAGAATACCGTTTTGTTGACACCAAATAGCACTTTTTAATAAACCTGTTGTTTTTCCTGTATCGGAATGACCTAAGAAAACATTTAAATGTCCTAATGCTGGTCCAGGTACTCCTGTAGCTTTTTGAAAAGCTTCACCCAAATCAATAAATCTATCGGCTTTATATTTAGTTTTAGCACTAAATTTATCCTTTAGAGAATCAAGTGAAAACTCTTTTTTACCTATAGCTTTTTTAGCTGTTATTTTTATATCTCCAGACATAGTTTAGTTTTTAAAATGGCATTTCATCATCTTCTTCCTCTTCACTAGATTCATCACTAGTAGGTGGAGCTACATATTTTACAGTAGTTGTACCTTCTTTTTTGGAAACTTCTTCACCTTTAGCTACAAACTTTTTCAAGTTTTTATCATAAACAGGAGTTTCACCGTTTGCGATAATTTCAAGATACTCTAATGGAGAAGATTTGTATACTTCTTTCCAAGTACCAGCATCTTTAATCCAAGTGTTAGCTTTGGTTTTGTCTGTAGTCAACATTGATTGGTCTTCAGCCATGATAGAAGTAACTTTTGTGTTATTCTTATCACCTCTTGCCAATACAAGAACTAAGTCACGACCTTCTCTTGGATCTGACAAATCACCTTTCTTTGTGAAAAGAGGAATCATTTTATCTAATTCACCTTCACCTTTGTAGTTGTGTTTGAATCGATAAATTTTGATACCGTCATCTTCTTTAGAACGGTCAATTACACGTGCTAAATAAAATTTAGCTGCTTTGTAGGTCTTGGCGATTTTTTTATCTTCCTCACTACCTGTAGCTTTTAAAGCTTTTTCTACTTCACACAAAGGACAAGTTTCTCCGTCATTGTGTTCTCTACAGTACAGTTTTCTCCACTGTCCATTAACTTGCATAACATGGAAATAGCCTTCTTCAAAAGGTGAACCACCTTTTTCTTTAGCCGGCATCAAACGAATGGTTGCTTCACCATTGTTTACTCCATCTTCTAATCTTGGGTTAAAGTACTTTGAGAAATCTGGGCCATCAAAGGATTTTCCACCTGAGGCACTTTTGTTTTTTTC